ATGTGAAGAGTAGATAGTATTGGACACACAAAAAATAATGGAAGCAGGATTAATTAAAAAACGAAGAAATAGTCAATACATTCCGAATGTAGATGATGGGAACCATTTCTTTTCGATACCACTTAACGAATTATTTTATAAAGGTTGTATTATTGATTATAGTGAATCATTAGAACCATACATGGAAGGATTCGATCCGTCAGAAGATATTTGGAACTAAATATAATATATTATATTATTGCTATTCAAATCCATTATGATATAATAGTGGTAAATATCTTTGTGGAGGTTGTATTTATGAATGAAATTGAAAAAATAAATTTTAGTACAAAAATTCTTCAATTAGCTGGTGAAACATTAGATGAATCAAAAATATTAACTGAACAGGAATTTGATTCTATTATTGATTCAGAAACATTATCAAAAAAAGAAAAATATGAAAAAATGCGAACACATTTAGATGTTTCATCATTATTATACTGTAGTAAACTGATTGATAAAGTATTTAAAGCTTATTTTCATTTCTTAGAAACTTCAGAGATTAAATTATCCAATTCTGATAGTAATATAGATAGATAATTTGTTTTAGCTCTATTAAAAATAAAAAACATATAAAAGGTAATCTATTTCTTATGGAATAACAGGATGCAATTAAGTTCTCCTGTTATTTTTATTATGTCCAAGTATATTTGAAAAATAAAGGTGATTTAATGATACTCGGACTTGATATTTCTCTTAATTCTTCAGGTATAGCTATACTTGATAATAATAAACAACTTATTTTTTACGATACTATCCAACCACCCAAAAACATGTCAGAAGAAGAAAAACTTATCTATATACAAAATTATATTCACAAATTATTAAAAATATATCAAGTGACACATGCAGTTATAGAGGATACTTTCTTTGGTTCTAACATTAAAACTCTTAAAACATTAATGAAAGTACATGGTATAGTAATTAGTAAGTTAAATGATCATTTAATTTTATATACTTACGCTACACCAACATCTATTAAGAAAAATATCTTAGGTAATGTTCCCAAAAACAATAGTAAATTAGCAGTTCAACAGGAAATGTGTAAATTATACCCAACATTAAAAACTAACCTAAAAAACGACATATATGATGCTATCAGTATCGCTCTCTTCTTTCTCTCGCAACGATAGTTATAAATACTTAGTAAACATGTATTTAAATAATAAAGTGGAGGAGAGAGAAATGAATGATAATAATTTAAATGTAAGAATTAATGATGGCTGGCAAAACAAGAGCTCTGAAACAGATTTTTTAGATTTTATTGATTATTCAAATATCGACACAATTGAAGCACTATATAGACTTTACAATACAATTTATAAGTATGTTGAAAAGGGAAACACAGCATGGGCAAGTATACTAGCTGACTTAGATAAAGCTATTGAACATGCAAACTTAAATGATAAACAAAAGCAGTGTATTGAACAATACTTAATTAATAATAGCAAAATTGAAGAAGTAGCATACGATATGAATTTAGTAAAAAGTACGATATGGCAACACACAAGAAGTGCGTGCAAAAAGATAAGTAAGTATTTATCATGGAGTAAAGAATAATGAATAATGAAATAGAAACACTCTTTAAGTTCTTAAATGAATCTCTAGAACTTTTTAATTCCGATTATGTAAAACTACTTAACTGTTGCAATTGCAGTGATTTAGCAGTCACAGAGTTAGAACAAATATTATTTTATACTAAAATACAATATACATTATTTACAGTGTATAAAGAGTACGACAGCTTAGATTACAACTTAGATAAAATGGAAGAATTCATATTATATTTAGTACAAGCAATAAAGGAGAAAAACGATGACAATTGAAATATATGCTGACAACAAAAAGCAGGAACTAACTATAAGGGATGTAAACGGTAATATAAAGACAATAACATACAATGAATTTTTAGAGGTGTTCAAATATGGACGAAATAGTAAAAAGACTTATAAACAAAGTTAAATATAAATGCGTAGATATAGAAGAACTTAGACAGCAAGCATACTTAATAATACTAGAGTTCCCAAATTTAACTGAAGATCAAATGTATTGGAAGCTACAATATTATAATAATAAGCAAAATGTGTATCAAAAGAGATATAAAAACGGGATGATAGAAGATACAGGTATTATATAATGTTTAAAATATTACTCTAAAAATAATTTAATAAACATGAAAAAAACATATGTGCAAACAGTATTATATTATGTAAGGCAATTTAAGCAATATTAAAGTAATTTAAAAAACCAAAAAGAACATATTAAAAGTGGTTTAAGGAGAGCTAATTAACTCTCCTTTTTTGTTCTTAAAAAGAGTGATAAACATGAAATACAAAGATAATGTAAGAGACTTTTATCAAACAAATGCATGGAAGAAAACAAGACTATTAGCTTTACAACGCGATTATTATTTATGCCAACACTGCTTAAAACAAAATACTATTCAATCAGCAAATGTAGTACATCACATCATTGAAATAACAAACGAAAACTTAAATGAATATGGATTAGACTTAAACAACTTAATATCTCTATGTAGAGAATGCCATGAATCATTACACGGCAGATTAAATAATAAAGAAGAAACATATTACTTTGATAAAAATGGTAATATAGTTCCTATTAAATAAAATCCCGAAGTGCAGCATACCCCCCATATGAAAAATCCCGCAAGTACAGCTCTACACCGCAGCCCCGTTCTTCTTAACCCAGACAGTAAATCGCAGCAAAGGGGTCAAAGAGAAGAATTAAAGAGGTGAAAAGAATGGACAAGAAAGAGAAAGAAAAGAAAATTAAGAAAAAGATAAAGCAATTAAGTGAATTGTTCAAAGATATTGCAAGTAATAAGAAATCATTAATAGAAGATTTAATAGAACAGGCAGCTTGGATGGCAGTAACCATTCAAGAGCTTCAAGAGAACATAAACGAAGATGGATTGACCGAAGAATTTAATCAAGGAAAACAGCAGTTTAGACGTGAAAATACTGATACAAAAACAATACTTTCAATGCAAAAAAACTATAAAGCTACTATGGAAACATTAATAAAATTACTTCCAGAAGAACAGAAAAGTGATGAACTTGATGAATTTTTTAAAAAGAATAAGATTGGTTTTAATCAAGAGAATTAAATAATTGAAGTCTACTCTTTTTATTTTTAAATCAGGAGGTTGATGGGGTGATGTGAATTGACTTACATTGAAGAATATTATTCTAAAATGTGTAGCGGTGAAATAATTGTCTGTAAAAAGATAAAAAAGCAATACGAAAAGTTAGTTAATGACATTCACACACCATATAAAATTCAACAATTACAATTCGATGGTTCATATAAAGAAATAACTTTTATATTTGATGAAAATAAAGCTAATTTACCAATTAACTTTATAGAAACATTTTGTAAGCAATCTAAGAGTCCATATTGTGGACAACCTTTAAAACTTATGCTTTGGCAAAAAGCAATGTTACAAGCAATTTATGGATTTGTAAATGCTGAAACGGGTTTAAGAAGATATAAAGAAATACTAGTTGAAGTTGCAAGAAAGAATGGTAAAAGTACTTTGCTAAGTGGACTTGCTGCATATCATTTAACTTTTTTTAAAGGTATACAAGTTGTTACCGCTGCCAATTCAAAATCCCAGGCTGGGATAATTTTTGAAGAAGCAAAAAATATGATAATGCAATCTCCGGCACTTGCAAAAAGAGTAACAAAAAGAAAAACAGATTTATATGTTCCTAATACATTTTCTACAATGCAGCCATTAGCAAGTGATTCAAGTAACCTTGACGGATTAAATGCAGACTTAGTTCTTCTAGACGAAATACACGAATTTACTGATACAAAATTATACGATGTAATAAAACAATCACAGGGAACTAAGTTAGAACCATTACTATTTATGATAACAACAAATGGTTTTGTAAGAGATAACTTTTTCGATGCAAAAATTCAATATGCTGAAGATGTATTAAATGGTGTTGCTGATAATTATGCTTTTCTTTCATTTTTATATGAATTAGATAATAAAGGTGAAAAAGGATTAGACGAAATTAAAGATTTTAGAAATTGGGTTAAACCTAATCCAGCTCTTGGAATATATCGTAGCTTCACTGAATTAAGCGAAGAAGTTCAAAAAGGAAAAGATGATATTACTTATAGACCAACTTTGTATGCTAAATATTTTAACTTACCACAGACACAACATGGCTCTTGGATGACGTTTGATGAACTTAATAACACGGAAACATTTGATATTAATGATTTCAAAGGAAATTATTTTTTGGGTGGTTATGATCTTTCAGAAGTAAATGATTTAACCTGTGCTACGATGCTTTTTATGAAAAAAAATGATGATAAAAAGTATATACATCAAATGTATTTCATGCCAAAGAATTTAGTTGAACAAAAAGAAATTGATGATAAAGTTCCTTATTCACAATGGATTGAACAAGGTTGGATATATCCAAGTGGTACAAGCAAAATTAAATCTGAAGATGTATTTAATTGGTTAAAAGACACAGTTCAAAAATATAATTTGTATCCAAGACAACAAGGTTTAGATAGATGGGGTGCAAATGAATTTTTAAGTTTAATGGAAAGTGCAAGAGTAAAAGTAGAATTAGTAATCCAAGGAACTAAAACATTTTCAAGTCCAATGAAAAATCTTAAAGGTGATTTCATAGATAAAAAAATTATATATAACAACAATCCAGTTCTTAGATGGTGTTTAATGAACACTGTTGAAGAGCGTGATAAAAATGGAAATGTAAGACCTATAAAAGGTAAAAACAAAAATAAGCGTATAGATGGTACTTTAAGTTTATTAGATGCTTATGTAATACTTCAAAATAACTATATCGAATTTACAAATTTATTATAAGAGAGGTGAAAATAATTGGAATTCAGAAACATGTTTAAAAATTTATTTACACCTAAACAACAGAATGTAACACAACAATATTCAACATTTCAAATGCTAAACAATTATCTTGGAACATTTACTAACTTTTCAGGCAATGCATATAACAATGAACTTGTAAGAGCTAGTATAAATGCTATAGCAAGTCATGTTTCAAAATTAGAAGCAAAAAATAAAGGACAAAAGAATAGTAAATTAGAGTATTTATTAAATGTAAGTCCAAATCCGTATATGACAGCATACGATATGTTTTATAAATTTGTAACACAATTATATTTAAACAATAATGCTTTCATTTTAATTCAACGTGATGATTTTGGTAATGTAACTGGTTTTTATCCAATTAATTATTCAAATGCTGCTTTAAAACAATACAAGGGTAATTTTTATCTTGAATTTACATTTATGACAGGTAAAAAAGTTGTTGTAATGTACGAAGATATAATTCATTTAAGAAGACATTTCAATGAAGACGATATTTATGGTTCAAATAACATTATATTAAATTCAATTCAACTTTTAGAAACAACTAACCAAGGTATCGAAAATGCTATTAAAATATCAAGCTTTTTAAGAGGTATTTTAACATCTGAACAAAGTTTAAACCCTGATGCAATTAAAAAAGTAAAAGATGAATTTGTAAATGATTATATCACTATGAATAACAAAAGTGGTATTGCTGCCCATGATGGTAATTTTAAGTTTACACAATTAAATGCTAATCCAATGATGGTTGATGCAGAGCAGATGAAAATCATAGAAGATAAGATATTCATGTATTACAACATTAATAAAAAGATAGTGATGAATGAATTCGAAGAGAATACTTTTACTGCATTTTACGAAGGTGTAGTTGAACCAATCTTAACAGCTCTTTCACAAGAACTTACTAGGAAGATATTTACACCAAAAGAAAGAAGTTTTAAAAATGAAATTGTATTAACTGCTAAAAAGTTAAATTATGCAAGTTCAGATACAAAGATAAAAATGGTTAAAGAATTATCAGTGATTGGTGCTCTATCAATTAATGAAATAAGAGAACTATTTGGATATGACGAAGTAGAAGATGGCAATGAAAGAAAAGTATCTTTAAATTATGTAAATACACAGATTGCTGACCAATATCAATTAGGAACTGATACAAATAAAACAAATACAGGTGGTGATAATGATGGAATTTAAAAAAGAATACAGATCAATGCCTATAGCAACACAAGAAAATGAATCTGACAAAATGATAGTTGAAGGTAAAGCAATAGTATTTAATACACCAACATTACTTTTTGAAACACCTGATTATAAATACTATGAAATTATCGATGCAAGAGCATTGGATAATTGTGATATGTCAGATGTAGTAATGCGTTATAATCACACTGATACAATGTTTATAATGGCTAGAACAAGAAAAGGTTCATTACAACTTTTAAAAAATGAATTTGGAATAAACATAAGAGCTGAACTTTTTAATACAACACAAGCGAAAGATTTATATGAATTAATTAAAGTAGGAGCAGTTGACCAAATGTCATTTGGAATGATAGTAGAAGAAGATATAAAAGTTTGGGAAGATAATATTTGCACAAGAACAGTAACAAAAATTAAAAGGCTTGTTGATGTAAGTGCCGTGGATATGGGAGCTTACAGAGATAATACATCAATATCTGTACGTAGCTGGTTCGAAGCGGAGGCAGAGGCTAAAAAAGCATTGGAGAATGCTGAACAACGTAAGAGATTGCTAGACACTTATTTTAAAGGTTAAACATTTACTTTAATAATTAAAACATCAAAGAAAGTATTAAAAAAATTCAACAAAATATATTTAATATTCTAAAAGGAGTGATATATTTTGATTGGAATTTACAGAATTACTAATAAAGTTGATGGTAAACATTATATTGGACAAGCATTAAATATAGAAGATAGATGGAAAGAACATTTATATGGATTAAATGGTAAATATCATCGTAATAAATATTTACAACGTGCTTGGAATAAATATGGTGAAGAAAATTTTGAATTTAAAGTACTTCAAGAATGTACAGAAGATGAACTAAATATTTTTGAAACATTGTATATTAATATTCTTAAAACATTCGCTCCTGATGGTTATAACCTTAAAGAAGGTGGAAGTAATGGAAGACTTTCTGAAGAAACAAAAAGAAAAATATCTGAATCTGAAAAAGGTAAAAAAGTTTCTAAAGAAACAAGAAAAAAATTATCAGAAACACTTAAAGGTAAACCAAGTAAATCAGGGATGAAAGGTAAAAAACATACTGAAGAAACAAGAAAAAAATTATCAGAAGCTAATAAAGGTAAAAAACTTTCAGAAGAAACAAAAAAGAAATTATCAGAAGCTAATAAAGGTAATAAAAATGCAGTAAAAAAAAATATCTAAATCAAAGCAAAAAAAAACAAAAAACTCCTAAAATTTTAGGAGTTTTTTTAATGTAAAAATTTAGGAGGAAAACAAACAAATGTTTGAAAAGAGAATGCAAGAAATTAAAACCAGAAAAATGGAAATCAAAGGTCTTTTGGAAGGTACAGAAACAGTTGATATACCAACTTTAGAAGCTGAATTAAGAGCTTTAGATACTGAAGTAAAAGACATTGAAACCAGAAAAGAAATAGCCAAAGGCATTGAAACAGGAAAAATCGATGCAACCGAAATTACAAAACCAGTTCAGGAGGAAAAGAGAATGGATGAATTATTTAGTGTTGAAACAAAAGAGTACAGAAATGCGTACTTAAAAAATTTAATTGGCAAAGAGTTAACTGATGTTGAAAAGAGAAGTGTAGCTGCTGCTAATATAGTAATTCCAACTGATACTTACAATAGTATTTTTACAAAAGTTACTGAAATGGCACCAATGTTGAACGAAATTACATTGTTAAATGTTGCTGGAAATGTAACTTTCGCAGTTGAAGGTACAAACAATGTTGCTGGAATACACACTGAAAACAACTTAATCAATGGTGCACAAGATACTTTAGTAACTGTTAGCTTAGCTGGCTACGAAATAGTTAAGCTTGTAAGAATATCAGCTACAGTAAAAACAATGGCAATTGATGCTTTCGAAAATTGGTTAATAAGCCAGTTGTCTGAAAATGTTGCAAAAGTTATCGAAAACTATATAATCAATGGAACTGGTGAAAGCCAACCAAAGGGTTTGGACAAAGCACAAACTTGGTCTGATGGTTCAAATGCTGTACAGTTTGCTTCAAGTGGAGCACCAACCGCTGCTGAATTAGCTGAAATGATTAGCTACTTAAAAGGCGGATACGCAAGAAATGCTAAATTCCTTGTAAACCACAAAACATTCTGGAAAGAGATAATGAAAATCAGAGACGACAGCAAAGCTCCAATCGTTTCAAATGATAACGGCACTTACAGAATATATGGCTTCCCAGTAATATTCTCCGACTATGTTGTAGACGGTGATGTTTTCTTAGGCGACTACAAAAAAGTTGTTGGTAACTTAGCACAAAATATAACAGTTGAAGCTTCAACTGCTTCAGCATTTGTTTACAATGCAGTTGATTACAGAGGAGTAGCAATATTCGACTGTGATATCGCTGTTGGAGAAGCAATTGTTAAAGGTGCTTCAACTCTTTAAGATTAACTAAGAGTTAGGGAAACCTAACTCTTTTCTTTTAATAAAACTAGGAGGAATTTAAACATGAATAGATATATAGGACAACTCGGAACTGATATATACGGTATTGGTGTTGATGAAGCTAGAGTTGGACATATCCACCTAACCAAAGAGCAAGCTTGTGCAGCAGACACTGACGGTTTGTTAGATGGTGTAGCTTTAACTGAAGCAGCACAAACAGTAACAGAGTTTGAAAAAGCAATGCCTTATACAAGAAATGTAACAGCAGTTGCAAGTGATGCTGTTACAACAAAAATTACTGTATACGGAACTAACATAGCTGGTATAGCAATATCAGAGGAGTTAACTTTAAATGGTACAACTCCAGTTGTTGGAGCTAAAGCATTTAAGACAGTAACGAGTATTGTATTACCGATAGCTACTGGGACAGAGACAGTTGATGTTGGTTTTGGTGACAAAATTGGCTTACCTTTCGTGTTTGATGCAAAACCATTAGCATTTGCAATGCAAGCTGGAACTTTAGAATCAACAGCGCCAACATTAGCGATTGATACTGATGAAGTTGAAAAGAACACAATCGATTTGAATTCAGCTTTGGACGACACTAAAGATGTTGATATATTCTTAGTTCTTTAATAAATAAGGAGGAGGTGTTGTTGTGGTAATACTTACTTTAAATGAAGCAAAAGCATTTTTAAGAGTTGATATTAATGATGATGACACCTTAATATCAACACTTATAACTGCTGCTGAACTTTACTTATACAATGCAACTGGTAAGACATTTGATAGTACAAATGCATTAGCTAAATTATTTTGCATGGTTCTTGTTACAGATTGGTATGACAATAGAAGTATGACAACTACTACTGACAAAACAAGAAAGATAATTGAAAGTATGCTTTTACAATTAACATATAGCACTTCAGAAGAGGTGTAATTATGGATGCAGGAAAGTTAAATAAAAAAATAACAATTCAAAAATGTGTTGAAACAAGAGATACTGATGGTTCAAATTTATTAACATGGTCTGATGTAACAAATCTATGGTCTGAAGTTAAATACAAAGGTATGAAGCAAGATGCAGTACAAACATTAAATTACAACATAATTACAATGCATTTTACAATTCGTAAACGTGATATTGATGTTAAAGAAAACAGAGTAAAGTACAATAATCAGTATTTCAAAATAGAAACAACTTTTGAAGAGAATAAACAATTTATAACTCTGGTGTGTACGGTGGTGGAATAAAATGGCTGATAGAATAACAGTTAATCTTAGTCCAGGGCAAGTAAGAGCTATACAAATAAGATTAAATCAATTAGGTGATAGAGCTACCGAAGTGCTTGAAGAAAGTGTTAAAGATGAAACTGATAAACTAGAACAAAAAATAAAAGCTAGATGTCCAGTTCGTACAGGTAAACTAAGAGATTCAATTTCCGTGCAAAAAGTAAAAGCCAATAAAAAACTTGTAAAATACAGAGTTAAACAAGATGTAAAAAAAGCAAAATATGGGAAAACAGTTGAATTTGGAACTTCAAAAAGAAGGGGTAAATTCTTCATGAAAGGTACATTTAAAAATAACAAAGACATAATGGAAGGCGAAATAAAAAGAGATATACAAAGGAGGTTAGGATTATGAATATATGTGAAGTGCTTTATACAATATGTGCAGCCAATGATTATAAACCTTATCCTTCCCAACTTCCAAAACCATCAAATGGCGTTGTATATAATCTTATAAGTAACAAACGCAGATATAGCTTAAATGGTGATAGTAAATTTCATACGGCTGCTTTTCAAATAACTGTTTTTAATAATAGTAAGAAAGAAGCAGACAGGCAAATGGAAGAACTTATTGATATATTCTATCAATCGGTCGGAACATATGATAATATTCAAATCTTGTCAGCATTGGCAAGTGAAGAAAATGAAGACTTTGAAGAACAAACAAAATTAAATGTTAAAATATTTGATTTAACGATAACATACAAAAAGTTATCATAAATAGGAGGAAAAAATTATGGCAGGAACAGGTTCAGGTGTAACTTTTAAAATCGGAGCAACAACAATAGGTGAAATAACATCCATCGGTGGTATCGGTTCAGAAATCAATATGATTGATGTAACTACACTTGTAAATGATGGATACAAAAGATTTATATCAGGTTTAAGAAACAATGATGATGTTGAAATTACAGGAAACTTTGATTTAACTGATGTTGGACAAGTTGCTTTAAGAACAGCACATGATAGCGGAGCAGAAGTAACTTTCGAATGGACAATACCATCAGTAGGTGCAAAAATTACAGGTGACTGTATAATTAAGAAACAATCAGTAGAAGGATTTGAAGTTGAAGGTGTAATCCAATTCAAAGCAACATTACAAATTAACGGAAAACCAACATTAGCAGCAATAGCATAATAACTAATATAGTATACAACTTTTTTATAAAAGAAGGGAATTGCAACTATCCGCGACCCTTCTTTTTCTTTTTAAAACAATAGTGGATAGTAATTATTTATTTTAAGGATGGTAAAAAATTATGAAAAGATCAGTAGAAATTAACTTAGACAAAGTAAGACATTTAAGATTTGATATGTTAGCGAAAGCAAATATACAACAGGAGTTAGGAAGACCAATTCAGCAAGTATTAGTTGACCCAAAACTAGGAGAAAAAGAACTCTTAGTAATACTTAAACATGGATTATACAGAGAAGATAAAACATTAACCGATGAAAAAGTATCAGACATATTATTTGAATCAGAAATATCGGATGCTGAAATAATTTATAAACTTTTCGAAGCTTTAGCTGAAAGTAATGGTGAAGGTGATAAATTCAGAGCAATTCAAGAAGCAAGAGTGGATGAAATTAAAGACGAAAAAAACCAGTAACCAGTAGTGATGATTACGATGATGTTGAAGAAGCATATATCGTTGCTACTGGATATTTAAACATAAGTGAAGAAGACTTTTGGCAAATAACCCATGGTGAACTTAATTTAAGATTCAAGGGTTATGAAAGAAGACAAAAGGATTATTACAAAGATCAATTATGGATGGCATGGCATATAGCTGCTTTATCAAGAGCTAGTAAATTGCCAAAGCTTGAAGAAATGTTAGATACAAAACCAAAGAAAACAACATTAGATGGTAAAGCAGCATTAGTACAATTAGCAGCAATGTTTGATTTTGACAGAGAACAAGTAAATAAATTTTTAAACAAGGGAGAGTAAATTTACTCTCCTTTTTTTATTTAAAAAATAGGAGGTGTGTACATGGCAAGTTTAGGGTCACTTATTGTTAATATCGGTGCGAGTACACAACAACTTCGTCAGGGTGTAAATGATGCTTCATCCATATTAGTTAATTTTCAAAATAAGATGGGTTCCATGATTAAGAATGGTATTCTATTAAACTTTGGTTCTGACATTTATAATGGTATAAAACAAGGCACAGAACAGGCTATAAGAGCGGGTATACAATACAATAGTATGATAGAACAAAATACTGTTGCATTCAATACACTGCTTGGCAGTGCCAGTGAAGCAAACAAAATGATGACAGATATTCAGGAGATGGCAGCTAGAACACCATTCGAAACCGCTGGTTTAACGAACAACGTTAAATTAATGACTGCTTATGGATTTGAAGCACAAAAAACTCTTGGAATGTTAACAACAATGGGTGATGCCGCCGCTGCTTTGGGAGCAGGCAATGAAGGTATTGAAAGAATAACTAGAGCATTGGGACAAACGAGAGCAAAGGGAAAAGTACAAGCCCAAGAAATGAATCAACTTGCAGAGCTGGGTATACCAGCTTGGGAAATGCTGGCTGAAGCGGCGGGAAAATCAATTGCTTACATGATGAAACAATCCGAAAACGGTGCAATAAAAGCAGATTGGGCAATTAAAGCTATTTTAGATGGTATGAATGCAAGATATGCTGGAAGTATGGAAGCACAATCAAAAACTTACTTCGGTATGTTAAGTACTGCAAAAGATTATGCAAAACAATTATCAGGAACATTAACTGCACCTTTATTTGATTTTATGAAGGTTGATATATTTCAAACATTGATTGATAAGTTTACAGCATTCAAAAGTGTAGCAGAACAGAGTGGTTTAAAAGAAGCATTTAAAACTATTTTCCCTGAAGATATAGTAGAAAATACTTCATCAATTGTTGATAGTTTAAAAGGAATTGTTGGCGGTGTAGTTGATTATGTTGCTTCAAAAAAAGATACAATCATAGGTGTTGTAACTAATGTAACTGGTAAAATAGCTGAACTTTTAGATTATGTTAATAATGATGGTGAAAAGATAGTACCTGTCGCTGGTGGAATAGCAGCAGCATTTATAGCAATGCGTGGTGTGCCAGCTATAATTGCAACAGTAACAACAGCGGTTGGTGGACTTAGATTAGCAATAACTGCATTATCAGCACATCCAGCAATAGCATTAACAACGGCACTTGCAGCATTAGTAGTTGGATATATTGCATATAAAAACGCTTCAGACGATTTTAAAACCAAAACATTAGAGCAATTAGAAGCTATGCGTAATGAAACAGAAGCAACAGATAAATTAATTGCAAGATACGAATGGTTAAAAGAACAAACAAAATTAACAACTGATGAAAAAACAGAGTTGCATGATATTGAAGTTAAATTAGCGGAATTATACCCATCATCCGTAGATGGAATTGATAAACAAAATAAAGCTTATACTGATCAAATTGATCTTGTAAAAGAATTAAATGCGGAAAAGAAAAGACAGATACAAAATGATTTAGAATTTAGTGTAGCTAAAAATGAAAAGAACATTCAAAAGTGGCAAGACAAACGAAATAAGATTCCAGACGAGATAAAAAAAGCACAAGAAAAACAACAAATAGCTAAACAACAAATTGAAGACATGAATAGCGGCAAACTATGGGAGGGTTTCGCTGGCGAAAGAAGATATAATGCTGTGGGAGTTTGGGAAGATGCATCAAAACAGATAAAAAAACTGCAAGAAGAAGAACAAAAATTAACTGGTCAAATTGAAGAGTATTGGGAACAACTAGAAAAGTTAGATGGTTTTGATGTAAAAATTGATTGGGATAAAGCATATGCTCCAGATTCAGCTAAAGCTGCAATTAAAAAATTAGCAGCCGATGAAGCAAAAACAAGAAAAGAAGCACAGTTAAAAGAAGGTGCAAAATATAAATCTAATTCATCGCCTTTATTGAATTCAACTTATCTTACTGAAATGGAAAAATACAATAAATCAGTTACAAAACAACAGAAAAAAATAGAAACTGGTGCAAGCGAAACAATAAAAAATATAGCACATAACATTAGTAACGATGACACTATAAGTATTGCAACAAGAAACATGGTTGAATCATTAACACTTCCATTTTGGGATATTCCAGAACATTTTAGAACAGCTACAGGAGTTATGCCAGGGAATGCCCAATCAACTGTTGATAAAATAAATCAAGCTTTCAAAAATATAACTCTTAAAGACATGAATGGCGACATTAACGAATGGGTTAAACAATTCGGAAGTATAAATGAAAAAGTTGCTAATCTAATGAAACCAGCATTGGATGATTTGAAATCAGGTGTAAATGATTACTTAGGTTCAATCAGTAAATTAAAAGATGCATATACATTAGCTAAATCAATCGGTGATGAAGCAGGAATGCGTGCAGCTAAACAAGCGGCTTTGGAAACAAGAATGGCACAAGCTGATAATATGTTAAAAGCAATTGAAGTTGGTGTTAAAGCAGGGACTTTACAAAAAGGTACACCAATTTTAAGAGACAGTGAAATACAACAAATAAAAGAAATAAGTAAATTATATACTGAAGCAAGTGCCAATGGTGCAACTGCTGAACAACTTGATTATTTCAAACAAGCAGCACAGACAGCTAGAGCAATACTTGGATATACAGCATCAAATACTGATGGTACAGGATTTGTTGACCTTACAAAAGGAAATATTACTGCCCAACCAGTAATAACATCTACACCAACAGTTACCCAACCAGTGAATAATCCAACTGTCCCAACCAATAATACAAAACCAGTGAATAATCCAACTGTCCCAACCAATAATCCATTTAACCCAAATATTAATTTAAACAATAATATACAACAGATTACAAAACTAAATGAAGATATTGCAAAAGCGCAAAAAGATTGGGCTTATTATAAATCAATTAACGATTCATTTGGTATGGAAATAGCCCATGGAGCAGCGGAACAAGCCAGAGCAAGTTTAGCTAGATTACAAGCACATGCTGATGGTGGAATATTCACTAGATCAACAATTTGGGGTAACCATCTAATTGGTGAAGCAGGAAATGAAGCTTTGATGCCATTGGATAAGCTTGATTCAATGTTAAGTGAAGCAAAAGGTAGTAATAATCAAACTATTGTACAAGTATATGTTGATGGTAAAATGATAGATCAAGCAATGGGATGGCGAAGCAGAATAAATGCTATGATATAAGGGGGTAATATTTAATGTATGATGTGGAATTAGTTAATGCTATAGGTAATCAAACTTACACTATAACTGATAGAGTAACTGCTTTTAATATTACAAAATCTCTTAATCAAGCAAGTTCATTTTCAGTAAATGCTATTGGAATAAATGAAGATCACTTATATGATTATATAAATGTTTATAAACATGGACAATTATATGCAAATGGTTTAGTAGTTAAACAACAAAATCAATATAAAAATGCTAAAGGTATTTTTGGAAATAATCATACTGCAAATGGATTACTTAACTTTACAACTTTTGATTGTACAGATTGGTCACATCTATTAACAAGACGTACAGTGGCTGAAATATTTTTAAATAAAACTGCGAGTTATATAATTAATACAGTTATTCAAACTTATCTTCCAGAGATTACAATTCATCCAACACAATTTTATGAAACGGGAATTGTTTTACCAGAAATTATTTGTGCATATACAACCACAATGGATGTTATTAACAAAGTTTTAGATAATTTATATGGATGGTATTGGTATATTGACCAATACCGTCGTTTCCATCTTTTTTATAAAAATGAAGATACAATTAATATAACTTGTAAAGACGTATTAGTTGACTCTTTAAGATTGGATAAAAGTGGTGAAGATATATCGAATAGAATATATGTTATTGGTTCAGCTTATGCAGCAAAAGATTATATGACACAAACATTTACTGGTGATGGACAACAAAGATATTTTAATTTAGCATACGAACCGAATTATTTAGAAGTCAAATTAAATGGTGTAACTAAAACAGTAATGGAAGAAAGTGCAGATACTGAAAAAACAGCAGACTTTTATGTTGATAGAAAAGCACATTTATTATATATTCCACAACGTATCGCTACACCTTATACAGGCACTATAGAAATAAGATATAGACCAACACAATTAATTATAGATCTTCAAGAGAACAAAGCAAGTATAGCCAAATATGGGACAATGGATAGGGTAATAAAGGATGCAGCATTAAAAACTATCGAAGATGTAAGAAAATATGCAAGAGCAGAATTAAAAAGAAGTAGTGAACTTACTGAAGCAAGAAAAATTAGTTTTAGCACAGGCACAAATGTTAAAATTGGACAAAAAGTATTATTAGATATAACAATCGGCAATGTAAGTATAAAAGGAACTTTCAGAGTAAATGAAGTTAAAATAACAGCGATTCCAGATGATGTAACTAATTGGGAAACTTTATTAGATGTATCTCTTGAAGAAATAATTTAATGGTGGTGATGATATGTTAACAAGTCAGGTACAAAACTTAAGTAAACGTTTAACAGCATTAGAACTTCAAGATGTAAATTTAAATACAGTAATAAATAAAATTAACAAGTTTTATAACAACTTAAAATTTGGATTTAAATTATACACTTTAAATTATACTATTGAAAACAGTCCATATCCATCTAATACTTTATTTCCATCTAATACTTTGTTTCCTAATGTTGAAATATATAAAATAACCGAACAAATACCAAACGTAGGAATTTTTGATGAAGAAAATATTTTTAATGAATTTGATTTTTTAAATAATATTTTTAACATTTTATATAGTAATATTAACATTGCAAAAATTACTTTTCTAATGTCTGACAATACTGAAAATGAAGTCAATTTTTCATTAAATAATAAACAAATTACTATATATTTAAACTCCCAAAATTACAACAATAGTATAGTTGGATTAAAATTGTATGACACAAATAATGTATTAATTGCTTTAGTAAATTACAATAACAACATTATTATTGATAAAGCTAAAACAGTAAAATTTTTACTTGAACTTAATTTTGAAAAGCTAAATTTATTAAAGTTATATAACAATTTAAGTGAATCTTATCAAACTATTATAACAACTGCCATTAAAACGTATTTAAATAATAACTTAACACATATGGCGATTTTTAATGAAAACACTGAAGTTTTAAGAAAAACTCTTTTAAAAGATACTTTCGATGATACTCTAGCATGTGATGTATTTTATGAAGTAGATGAACTTAATGGTGAAGTTGAAGAAATGATATACACAGCTATTAAGTATTATTTAAATGATAGTGTATTAGCTTTTAGTATTTTCGAAGATATTATCAAAAAAAATACTTCTAATTTAACGATTAGTGCCGAAATTAACACGGAGGTAAGATAAATGTATAATAAAACAAATTGGGATAGTAATACACCAATAAATGTTGAAAATTTAAACAAAATAGAACAAGGCATTTATGATTTATCATATAACACACCAAGCAAAACATCAAAAACTACAACAATTCCAGCAGTTGCTGGTTGGTATAGAATAGCAACATCAGCTGTAAATATAGGTAAAAACCAAGGTGTTTTTTCTATAAAGTGGACTACAGCAGATGGAACATTTTCAGGAAGAGTTTTATTTACAGCTGATATTAATTTAAGTGGTGTAAATGCTGAAATAACACAAATTAGTTTTGCTTGTGTCAATACGTCCTATACTATATCCCATGCTAGAATAGTATATCATTCAACATCTACAGGTAATTACGCCTATCTTGATATAAATAATAATCAATCAACCTATTCTTTTAATATTATAGTAGATATGATTGAAGGTGAAGGTTGGACACTATTAGATTCCGTGGCTGGAAGTATTCCTTCAGGATATACCAGTACTTCGGTAGCTTTTATGAAGGGTATTGTTACAAACGGTAATATTGCTGTTGGTAACAATACTATGGTTAGTAATTTAAATGCTAATTACTTGGGTGGAAAAACTGTAGCGCAGTTGATTGATAATACAAGTAGTATTTTTTCAGGTGTGGGAACTTGGAACAGACTATTTTATATAGCACAAGGAACTGGACGGTATGAAGGAATCATTAAATTAGGGTATTCTAATAATTATGTTAGAGGTGAAATGTCGTTATTATTTTCAGCTTTCAATAATGGTCAACAATGCGGATTACAAGTATTGGGGCATACAACTACAGATATTACAAAGGGAATTACAAAAGTTAGATATCGTTATCATGAAACATTATATGCTAGCAATTATGCATATATTGATTTTTACTATCCTAACCCTGACAATGCTAATTTGATAGTCTACTGGGAGATGATTAATCCAAGTGGACTAACAAACAGTGCTTCAAGTAATGTATCAATAGCCTCTGGTTACACTGTAAAAGAGTTTGTTTTAAATAATGGAAGTGCTTTTGACAGTCCGATAAAAATTGATAATTCAAGTGAAGCACCATTACAAATTACTTCAGCTATCAAGGTTGATAATTTGAATGCAGACATGCTAGACGGTCAACATTTATCAGACATTAGTAAAAAATTAAGAAACGGAGGGGTGTAAAATGGCAGTAACAGTTAAAAAACTTGGACAAGCAATTTTAAATACATCTGTAACTACTTTAGTTACTGGTGTGACAGGTGGAACAACAGAGGTTATAAGCATATGGTTAGTAAATACGAATACTACAACAACTAGAACAGTTAAAATATATGCTTATGGTACAGGAACATCAAACGAAAATTTAATAATGCAATGGACACTTGACCCAAATGGTGGAAGTGCTTTTTTTCAATTAAACAATACACCTATTATTTTATCTGCTGGTGAAACATTAAGATTAGTGCAAGATGCTGGTAATGATGTAACATGTACGGTTTTTGGAATTGAAGAAACCGTTTAATAGAGGAGGTATAATTTAATGGCGATAATTTCAAATAAACCTATTACGGTTGCAAATACAGAATTAGTTGATGCTGGTGAAGATATAAATATTGGCGATATGTTAGCTATTGCAAATGATAATAAAGCTTATAAAGTTCCTAATAATTTAGCTTCTATTACAAGTACAGTAAATATCGCTGGAAATATATTAGGTTCTTGTCATATGCAAGGTAATAAAAATATGCTAATAATATATTCGAATACTAGTCATGATTATTTATATGCAAAATTATTTTCAATGTCAGAAAATAACGGTATTCAAAATGATCTACCAACTGGTTCGCAAATAACAGTTTATAATAGTAGCATATCTTCTTATTCTTTATATAAAGTAAATGATGAATATGCTATGTGTGTATATAGTGTAGGTAATGGAGTAAGTGCAGTTCCATATATTTCATTATTGAAAGTAGCTGCTAATACAGTTTCAATGGTTGGTAGTCCATCAGCAATATCTAGCACGGGTAGCCAATATTCAAGTTTTTATCCATTATCAAATGATGGAACAACTTATAGATATTTAGCTATGTTTACAGGACATGATACAAGTAAATATACTTATTTTCATATCGTATCTGTAAATGTGGTAACTGGTTCAATGTCTGTAAATACAGCATTAACAGTGGGAAACTATACTAGTGGAAATAAAATTATTCTTACTAATAATAATACACAATTTGTTTTTATTCATAATTATTATAGTAACAATTATTTAAGAGCAACATTGTATACTATTTCAGGAAGTACAATAACCGCTACTGATACTAAATCAGTTTCTGTTACTTCTAGTCCAAATTTTACTTCAGCGATTAAATTAAATGATTCACAAATTTTAGTTGGATATTATTATAGTGTTCAATATAAACATAGAATAATAACATATACAACAACAGCGGTGACAATTGAAACAGAATATGCTGTCACAACCTCTAGTAATCAAAATTATTCATTAGTAGATTCAAACCATGTTATTATGCAATATTATACTGGTTCACAATATTGTTTAAAAGTATGTACTATTACTGGTTCAGTAATAGATGTAGCCACTTCAACTCTTACTCTTGAAACGCAGGGAATTTTTAAAGAATTTTATGGGACAAGATATATTGTTATTAGTAATGTTGCATATACAATGACAGTTGAAGATACAACTATAACTTTACCAGCAACCACAATACCATCATTTGTTTTTACAAATAATATAATAACACCTTTTAAGCATTATAGTATTACATTTGATGGTTCTACTCCTGCTAATTCAAAAGCAAATATGTATTTTTATAACTATCTTGATATGTCTGGCTATGCCGCATCAAATTCTAGTTTAAATAAAAATGGTATCAAAAAAGTTGGTTATATTTCATTCTAAGGAGGATTTGAATAATGATATTAATTGAAAAAAATACAAAAGTATTAGTCGATATTGTTGATACAACTGAACAAGTTGAAAATGGTTTATTAATAACTAAGGGTGAAGAAAAATATATTTATGCTTCGGTAATAGAACTAGAAGTAATTGATGTAGAAGTTCCTGAAGGTGTTGAAATACAGAAGTATAAATATATAAATGGTGCTTTTGAAGTAAATGCTGATTATGTAGAGCCAGAGATAATTTAATAAATAAAAGAGAGTGTTTCCACTCTCTTATTTTATATAAGGAAGGAATATAATTATGGGGGACAAAAAAATGGATAAAATTTTACAAGCAATTATAACTTTTGTTGGCACTGGAATAACAGCATTTTTTGGATTATACGGAATTGCTATTTTAATATTGTTTATAGCATCTATCTTAGATATAATTAGTGGTTATATAGCTGCAAAAATAACTGGTAAGAAGAATAAAACAACTTTTAAAAATGGTTTGCTTAAAAAAATATTGATTGGAATGATAGTAGCTTTTGCTGGATGTTTGGATGCTTTATTGTGTGCATATACAGTTATAAATGCTCCATATGTATTTTTATTTACAAGTTTCTTTTTTATAGGAGTCGAAGGTTTAAGTTTTCTTAAAAATGTACAGAGAGCGGGAATACAACTTCCAACATTTTTAATAAAAATACTTGGAATGCTAAAAGATAAAGGAAATGGTAATGATAATAATAAAGTGGCATAAAAAAAGGAGATTAATTTCTCCTTTTTTTTATGCTAATTAATAGTTATATATTTTAGTAATAAGAGTGTTTAAGTATAGATGTTTTGGAATTTCGTTAAGCCAATCATCAATATTACTTAAATTACATGTTTTTAATATCATCTTCCAATCGTAACATTCTTTCTCTAAAATCCCCAAAACATATACTTTTTTAATTAAGTTAGGCAAGTATTGTAGAATATTATTCTTATTGTTATTAATAAAATCTAACCATAAATCAGGACTTGAAGTACATGTAGAAAGTATCTTTTCATATCCTTGAACAGCTATTTTAAATTTATCCCAAAGTTTATTGTCAACAAACATTACAGGACAAGATTTTTTTGATGCATCATAATGGCGAACTACATGATTAATATCAATGTTTAACTCTTTCATTAAATATCTTACAAGTTCAATTGTATTAAATAATGTTTTATTAAAGTTATCATCAATATTAACACACATTTCAATAGAGATACTATTAGCATTAGTAATTCCATACGCACCCCTACCGTCTCCTACAGCCCATGTATAATTTTTATTGTAATCATTTATTTGTAAAATGTTTGAATCATCAACAAAGAAGTCAGCACTAGAGTTACGATTTCCACCATCAAAATATTTGTAATGCATCAAACCATTTGCTCCTTTAGAATAGTTACCTGTATAATGCAAACATATATACTTTATTGGTTCAGTTCTTTTTGAAATATTAAATTGTATCTGTTTCTTAATAATTTGTAACATTATATTCACCTTTCCTAATTTTATAATATATTTGTCCACTGATTTTGTACTTTTCTATAAATTCAGAACATTTCATTCCATTATTAACATCATTAATCATTTCTAATGTCATTTTATTAACTGGATTGTTTTTTCCAAATTTCCCATGCATTCCATTATTAGAACCAGAATTGGCTTGTCCTATTTTTATTTTATGTTCTTCAGATAATGGTTTGCCTTTACCGATATTTGCTTTACCCATTTTTATTTTCGTTTCTTCAGAATAAACATCTGTTTTTCCTTTGTTCCATGGAATATTTCCCTTAGAAACACCATCACAACCAGCAGTTAAGTTATAACCATATTCGTTATTATTTGATTCATAGTAAGTTATCCAATATTTTTCTTTATCATTAAGTAATTTTGAATCTTCTACTTCTTCTAAAACATCAAATGTAAAATTATCTTCACCATATTTATTCCAAGAAGTCTGTAAATAAGAATTGTAATGTTTTCCTTTTCTTAAATCATTAATATGTGAATTCCATCTTGTAGTAAATGTTGTATTTTTACCTTTACCTACTTGTCCAACATAACATTTATTATTAACTTCATTAGTGATAATATAAATTCCAATCATACTATCACCTGTCCAGTATAGTGTACTACAATATAATTAATTGGTTGGGTACGTTTTGAAATGTTATATTTGATTTGATACTTTTGAATGTTTAACATAATAAAACCTCTTTTATGTTTTTAATACATAAGAGGTAAAATTATATAACAAGCTGCCGATATTAAAAATGTGTGTTAAAGATGCATTTCCATATTTTATAATATAATAAAAAGGAAAGGAAACATAAATATGGAAACAGAAAAAACAAGCATAGCTATTTATCGACGAGTTTCAACTTTAGACGAAAAACAATTGATATCATTCGAACATCAAGAGGATTTTACAACTGAATATCTTAAAAACAACCCACAATTTAAACTTTATAAAGAATATAGTGATAGAGGCACTAGTGGTACTTTACTTGTCAGACCCGGCTTCGAACAACTATTATATGACGCTGGATTAAATAAAGTTGAAGTTAAAAGCAAAAAGGGAGAACATAGAAAAAAGTACAGCAAATATGTATACATAGCAGACCCAGACAGACAACCTTTATTTAAATACATTGTAACTAAATCGACAAGTAGGTTTGCTAGAAATACTGAAATAAGTGTAATCATAAAAGAGTTAATTAACAAGGGTGTATATGTTAAATTCTTAGCTTCTGGATTAAGTAGCGAAAATAAAAGTGATGCTCTTGTTCTTGGTATGTTGTATCAAATTGACGAGGGTGAAAGTACAATAAAAGCCGAAGCTATTCGTGTGGGTCATGATATGTCTGCTAAGAAGGGTAATATGTCAACAAACGGAAGGCTGTTTGGATATACTTATAATCCGCAAGATAAGTCTCTTACAATTAGAGAAGACGAAGCTATAATAGTTCGTAAGATTTTTGAAATGTATAGTGAAGGTAAAGGTTTAAGAACAATAACTAATTATTTATTTGAAAATGGCATCAAAACAAGGACTGGCAAAGATTTTATTCAAACAACTGTCAGAAACATCATTGCTAACCCAAAGTATTGTGGGACATTAGTTCGTAATCGCTACAGGAAAGGTGAACTATTTTCAGGTGAAAATAACTATGCGAAAGAACGTCCAGAAGAGGAGTGGGAAATATTCGAAGATAAT